ATAATGATGTATTACTTAGAATCTATTTATATACTGATTTTGGAACATCTGTTGGATAATCATAACTATTATTCAATCCTTTTGGTTTAACGTTTTTCTTTTCTTTATCTGCATTAGTTTTACCATAATAATCACCAGTTAATTGATATAATTTTCTACGAATTTCAGCACATTCTTCAGCTTTTTCGTCCCAATGTTCATGTCCAGGTTTACCATAACCATGATAGTAAAACCAATCTTCTTTTTGTTTTAATTCTTTTTGTAATTTTTTAACTTCAGAATTTTCATTTAAGAAATCAATAAATTCGGTTTTCATAATTTATGTTTTATTTATATATAAATTATTTCACACAATTTAATTTATCATTCAATCTTTGTATTGCAATATCAAATGTAGATTCTATCAATTCGCTGCCAATATAATTACAATCATTATCAATACAACTTAATTGAGTTGTTCCAATTCCAGTGAATGGATCATATATTAGACTTCCTTTTGGAAAATAAATATGAATTAACTTAGTCACCAATTCTTGTGAATATGATGCTTTTAAATCACATTTATATCCATCATTATTTTTTGCCTCTATGTAATTTACATAATGTTTGTAAAATTTCTGCCCTGTTTTTTCATTTATCTTACTAATTACTTTATTAGTAAGAAATGTGTGCAATTCAGATTTTTTCACAAACACATATATCAATTCAGTAACTCTACTCAATTTTTGTAGTGATGATTGAAATGGCATAGAATTTGATTTTTTCCAACAAATAATATCAGCAATTGTCAAATCCGTATCATTGTGAACTTTTGCAACTAATAATGTAGGTAGTATAGGATTTTCTTT